TGGTGACCTTGTAGGTTATACACCTAACGGTGAGTGGGAATTTTTAATTGATGGCAAGCGTTTATATTGTATGAAATCTAATGATATTGTAATTAAATATGAATACCAAGGAAACGAAGTTGAATATAATCCAAGCTGGGCAAGTAGCAGTTGAGGAGCTAATCAAAGTAGCTAAAGAAGCTATTGTTGATTCAGGAGACGATATCACGGCAGATAGATTAAAAAATGCAGCAGCCACAAAAAAGCTAGCTATATTTGATGCTTTTGAAATACTAAGTAGATTAGAAGCTGAAGAAGCTTTGCTAAATGAAAAACCTAAAGAAGTAAAAGAAGAAAAATCTTTTAAAGGTTTTGCTGAAGGAAGATCTAAAAATGTATAAGCAAACTTTATATAAAGTCTTAAAAGACTACATAAAACCTAAGGTTCTTAACAGAATGAATAGGTATAAAAAATGGGATTATGGTTATAACAAAGAGCATGATTTAATAGTTATAAGTAAAACAGGTGAGATAGACGAGGTTTATGAAATACAAAACCTTAAAATAGCTTTGCCTAAAGTAAAAGATGTTGTTAAATTTGAAAAAGATAAGTGGGCTTATACACCATACCCAAAAGAATTAAATAGAATTAAATCTGTGTTTGACTGGGAAGAATACCCGTTGGACTTTAAAGAAAAATGGTATGACTATATTGACAAAGAATTTACAAGGCGTGAAGAAGGTTTTTGGTTCATTAACAAAGGTGTTCCTACTTACATTACTGGCACTAATTATATGTACTTGCAGTGGAGTAAGATTGACGTCGGGCAACCGGACTTTAGGGAATCAAATAGATTATTCTACATTTTCTGGGAAGCTTGTAAATCAGACACACGGTCTTATGGAATGTGTTATCTTAAAAACCGTCGATCAGGCTTTTCATTTATGTCCTCAGCTGAATCGGTCAACCTTGCTACAATATCCACGGATTCACGGTACGGCATATTGTCCAAATCTGGTGCCGATGCTAAGAAGATGTTCACAGATAAGGTGGTACCAATATCCGTTAACTATCCATTCTTCTTCAAACCGATACAGGACGGAATGGACAGGCCCAAGACCGAACTTGCCTACAGAGTCCCTGCCTCCAAATTTACCCGTAGAAAACTTGATTCCAATCAAGCCATTAAAGAAATTACCGGTCTGGACACCACCATCGACTGGAAGAACACCGGCGACAATGCCTACGATGGAGAGAAGCTCAGGCTCCTCGTCCATGATGAAAGCGGTAAATGGGAAAGGCCGAACAACATCCTCAACAACTGGAGGGTTACGAAAACCACCCTCAGATTAGGTAGTAGAGTTATTGGAAAGTGTATGATGGGATCAACATCAAATTCACTTGACAAAGGAGGTGCAAATTTTAAAAAGCTTTATGACAACTCAAATGTTACCCAAAGAAACGCCAATGGACAGACTCGCTCAGGACTCTATTCTTTGTTCATACCTATGGAATGGAACTACGAAGGATACATTGATTCTTATGGGATACCTGTATTCAATACACCAAAAAAAGAAGTTGAAGATCCGCACGGCTCTAAAATAACACAAGGTGTAATAGAGTATTGGGATAATGAAGTAGAAGGATTAAAGTCTGATCAAGATAGTTTAAATGAATTCTACAGACAATTTCCAAGAACAACAAAGCATGCATTTAGAGATGAAAGCAAGCAATCTTTATTTAATCTAACTAAGATATACGAACAAATAGATTTTAATGAAGATCTTAGAAACTCAATTAATATAACCAAAGGAAGTTTTCAATGGGAAAACGGGCATAAAGATACTAAAGTAATATTTGTACCAAATAAAGATGGTAGATTTTTAATTAGTTGGGTTCCACCTGAAAATTTACAAAATAAAAGATATATAAAAAATGGTAGTAATCATCCTGGTAATGAGCATTGCGGAGCATTTGGGTGTGATCCATACGATATATCAGGTACTACAGACGGCAGAGGATCCAATGGATCTCTTCACGGTTTAACAAAATTTAGCATGGAGGATGTACCTCCTAATCATTTCTTTTTAGAATATATTGCTAGACCTCAAACCGCTGAAATATTTTTTGAAGATGTGCTAATGGCTTGTGTGTTTTACGGAATGCCAATACTAGCAGAAAATAATAAACCAAGATTATTGTATCATTTTAAAAGAAGAGGCTATAGAGGCTATTCAATTAATAGGCCTGATAAAAAATATAATAAACTTTCTGTTACGGAAAGAGAACTAGGTGGAATACCTAATTCAAGTGAAGACATTAAACAAGCACACGCTGCGGCTATAGAAACTTATATAAATGATTTCGTAGGTTTAAAAGAAACCGGTTATGGTGATGTGTATTTTCAAAGAACATTAGAAGATTGGGCAAAGTTTGATATTAATAATAGAACAAAGCACGATGCATCTATAAGTTCGGGGTTAGCTTTAATGGCTTGTAATAAACACAGATACGCACCTAATCCACCTAGACAAAAACCACAGGCGGTAGATCTAGGTATTAAAAAGTACGATAATAAAGGTTCAACATCAAAAATAATAAGTTAAATGGGTATATATACTAACACCAATAGCGCTTTCCCTAGTCAAGTAGTGAGCGATGCAGAAAAAGCAAGCTGGGAATACGGAACGCAGGTTGGGCAAGCTATCGAATACGAATGGTTTGGCCAAGGGCGTACTAATGGTAATAGATACTTAACTAGTTGGAATCAATTTCACCAATTAAGATTATATGCTCGAGGCGAGCAGTCAATACAAAAATACAAAGATGAGCTATCTATTAATGGTGATTTATCTTATTTAAACTTAGACTGGAAGCCTGTACCAATTTTATCTAAGTTTGTAGATATTGTTGTTAATGGTATCTCAGCTAAAGCTTACGATATTAAAGCTTATGCTCAAGATCCATCTTCTATAAAGAAAAGAACTGACTATGCCTCTATGCTCTACGAGGATATGGTGTCTAAAGAATATTTAGATAGTCTTCAGCAAACTTTAGGTATTAATTTATACCAAACTCCTAACATTGATACAGTACCTGAGTCTAAAGACGAATTAGAGCTGCACATGCAACTAAGCTACAAGCAGTCTGTAGAAATAGCAGAAGAAGAAGCTATAGCGTCCGTGCTTGCTCAAAACAAATTTGATCTTACTAGAAGAAGATTAAATATGGATCTAACTGTATTAGGTATAGCAGTAGCTAAAACTAGCTTTAACACAGCAGAAGGAATTACAGTTGATTATGTAGACCCGGCTTATGTGGTTTATTCTTATACTGAAGATCCAAACTTTGATGATGTATATTATGTAGGTGAAGTAAAGTCTATAACAATACCTGAGCTTAAAAAAGAATTTCCGAACATTGGAGAAAAAGAACTTGAAAGAATACAGTCAATGCCAGGTAACAGCCAGTATGTAACAGGCTGGGGTAATTACGACGAAAATACAGTTCAAGTATTATACTTTGATTACAAAACATATCACAATCAAGTTTTTAAAATAAAAGAAACTCCTCAAGGATTATTAAAAGCTTTAGAAAAGCCGGATTCATTTAATCCACCAGAAAATGATAACTTTGAAAGAGTATCAAGATCTATTGAAGTTTTATATAATGGAGCTAAAGTATTAGGCTCTAATGAAATGATTAAGTGGGAACTAGCAGAAAACATGTCTAGGCCTACGGCTGATACAACTAAAGTAGAAATGAATTATGCTTTATGTGCACCAAGAATGTACAAAGGCCGTATTGAATCTATTGTAAGTAAATGTGTCGGCTTTGCTGATATGATTCAGTTAACACATTTAAAACTGCAACAAGTATTATCTCGTATGGTGCCAGATGGTGTCTATCTAGATATGGATGGACTTGCAGAAGTTGATTTAGGTAACGGAACTAATTATAATCCAGCGGAAGCATTAAATATGTATTTCCAAACAGGTTCGATAGTTGGTAGATCACTTACTCAAGACGGTGATATGAATCCAGGTAAAGTGCCTATTCAAGAACTTAACAGTTCATCTGGGCAAGCTAAAATTAATGCTCTTATACAAACGTATCAATATTATTTACAAATGATACGTGATGTAACCGGGCTTAACGAAGCTAGAGACGGTACTGCTATGGATAAGAACTCGCTTGTAGGGCTTCAAAAGATGGCTGCTAACGCATCTAATGTAGCGACTAGGCATATTAATCAGTCTAGCCTTTATATTACTCTTAAACTAGCCGAAAACATTGCGCTTAAGATAGCTGATGCATTAGAATTCCCATTGACCAGAAGTGCTTTACAAAATTCTATATCTACATACAACATTAAAACTTTAGATGAAATAGTAAATTTAAATCTTCATGATTTTGGTATATTTTTAGAACTAGAGCCAGATGACGAAGAGCAAGCTCAATTAGAAAATAACATACAAGTCGCATTACAACAAGGAGGCATTGATCTTGAAGACGCTATAGATTTAAGAAATATTAAAAATCTTAAGCTAGCAAATCAAATGCTTAAGATAAAACGTAAAGCTAAAGGTAAGCAAGATCAAGCAAACCAACAAGCTAATATAGCGGCTCAAGGGCAGTCGCAAGCCGATACAGCAGAAAAAACTGCTATGGCTGAAGTGCAAAAGCAAGAAGCTATAATGGGTGCAAATGTTCAATTTGAACAATCTAAGAATCAAATGGAGATTCAGCGTATGGAAATAGCTGCTAAATTAGAAGCACAAAAAATGCAAACTAAATTTCAGTATGACATGCAGCTTAAGCAATTAGATGTTCAAACAACTCAACAAAAAGAAGGAGAAATTGAAGATCGTAAAGATACTCGTAGCAAAATGGAAGCTACGCAACAAAGTGAACTTATAAGTCAAAGAAAAAACGATAGTTTGCCAATAGACTTTGAAAATAAATCTGAGGAGGGTATACCTGCTCTTATGTAAAAAGTAAACAATTATTTAATTATATTATATTATGTCAGAAATAAAAACAAATGAACCTGTTAAACAGGAAGGTGAGTTTAAAATTAAAAAGAAAACTCCTAAAAAATTAACAACATCAGGCAATGAACCAATAAAGGTAAATATTAAAGAGCCTTTAATTGAATTACCACCAGATGTTACAAAAGTAATAATTCCAAAACAAGAAGAAGATGCCATTCAAATCGGAGAAACAAAGGAGGTATCTGTGGAAAAACCATCCGGAGATAGCGCAGAGATGGGAGAACATGTACAAGAGTCCCACGAAACTCCTGAAGGGTTTTCTCCAATCAAAGAAGTAACTGAAGAAGAAGTTAAAGAAGTTGAAGCTCAAGTAGAAAAAGCAGTACAAGATGAAAGAATTCTTGGTAAAGCTTTGCCTGATAATATTGAAAAGCTAGTTTCATTTATGGAAGAAACTGGTGGGACAATAGAGGACTATACCAGACTTAATGCGGATTACTCTCAAGTAGATGATATTACATTATTAAAAGAATACTATAAAAAAGAAAAACCTTATTTAGAAGGTGAAGACATTGATATGTTACTAGAAGACTTTATTATTGATGAAGATATCGACGAAGATAGAGATGCACGCAAAAAAAGAATTGCGTTTAAAGAAGAAGTTGCAAAAGCCAAAAGCTATTTGGAAGAAACAAAGAGTAAATATTACGACGAGATCAAGTTGAGACCGGGCGTTACTCAAGACCAACAAAAAGCTACGGACTTTTTTAACCGATATAATAAGCAGCAAGAAACAGCTGAGCAACAACACGCACAATTTAAAGAAAGTACTAAAAATCATTTTGGCAATAATTTCGAAGGTTTCGATATTAAAGTTGGTGAAAAAAATTACAAGTACAACATTCAAAATCGTGATAAAGTTGCAGAAAGCCAATCAAACATTAACAACCTTGTCGGGAAGTTCCTTGACGCAGATGGCAATGTTAGTGACACAAAAGGTTATCATAAAGCTATGTACGCTGCTGAAAATGTAGATAAGATTGCCGCTCATTTTTATGAGCAAGGAAAAGCTGACGCAGTTAAAGACGTTGTAAATAGCTCAAAAAACTTAAGTAGCACTAAAGCTAGAGCTACTCAAGGAGATATATTTATAAATGGATTAAAAGTTAAAGCAATATCAGGAGCTGATTCTACAAAACTAAAAATTAAAACAAAAAAATTTAACTAAAACAAAAAAAAATTATGGCTTTAACTCCTCAATTTGGTAGTTTAATACCTTCGCAGGCTCAACAACTCCTGCCTAGTAACTACCTACAATTTAACAACGGTGCAAATGATTTTGCACAACAATATCTACCAGAAGTATACGAAGCTGAAGTAGAGCGTTATGGAAACAGAACGTTGTCTGGCTTTTTAAGAATGGTTGGCGCTGAAATGCCAATGACATCTGATCAAGTAATTTGGTCTGAACAAAATAGACTGCACGTCTCTTATCAAAACGTTTTGACTGGAGCTGCTGGTGGTACTGCTAATCAGCTTACTATTCCAGTTGGAGCTACTATTGTAAATGTTATTTCAATAAATGACACTATTGTTATACTTGATCCCGCTTCTGGAGCTGAAGCAAAAGCTTTAGTAACGCAATCAAACACAACAACAGGTGTTCTTGTTGTTGTGCCTTACGCGCCAGTAGCTCAAACAATAGTTGCTACTTTTGGAGTTGCTAATGCAGGACTAAAAATATTTGTATACGGTTCTGATTACGCAAAAGGTTCTAACTTAGCTGGTGTAGCTGCAGGGGCTGGTGCTCAAAACGCTAACACAAGAGTTTCTATAACCCCTTCTTTTACACAGTATTCTAATTCGCCAATTATTATTCGTGATCAATTTGTGATCAATGGATCTGATATGGCTCAAATTGGATGGGTTGAAGTTGCAACTGAAGACGGAACTTCTGGATACTTATGGTATTTAAAAGCTGAATCTGAAACACGTTTACGTTTTGAAGATCACTTAGAAATGGCTATGGTAGAAGGTGAGTATAATCAAATTGCTGGAACTATTGGTACAAACCCTGGAACTGAAGGTTTATTTGCTGCTATTCAATCTCGTGGAAATGTAGAAGTAGGATTTACTGCTGCTGCTGGACTTGATGAATTTGATGCTATCCTTAAGAATTTAGATACTCAAGGAGCAATTGAAGAAAACATGTTATTCCTACAGAGACAAACATCTCTTGATTTTGACGATATGTTAGCTTCTATTTCTGGTGGATTCGCTGGAGGTACTGCTTTTGGATTATTTGAAAATTCTGAAGAAATGGCTTTAAATCTTGGATTTTCAGGATTTAGAAGAGGTTCTTATGACTTTTACAAAACAGATTGGAAATACTTAAATGATGCTTCTACAAGAGGTGGTATTGTAGGTATCAATTCAATTGAAGGTGTATTAGTACCAGCTGGAACTTCTACAGTATATGATCAAGTTTTAGGAACTAATATCCGTAGACCATTCTTACATGTACGTTACAGAGCTTCACAATCTGATGACAGAAGAATGAAGTCTTGGTTAACTGGTTCTGCTGGTGGTGCATTTACTTCAACTCTTGATGCTATGGAAGTAAACTTCCTATCTGAAAGATGTTTAGTAACTCAAGCTGCTAACAACTTTGTATTATTCAAAGGAATCTAATGATTCAAAATTAATGTAATTGTTACCCTCGTTATATCAACGGGGGTAATTATTACTTTTATAACTATTTAATTTTATTATATTATGGCTAAACAAGCTAAAGCAGAAAAAGTTGAGGTTGCACCTCAAGAAGAAGTGGTAACAAAAGTTGCTACTCCAGTAAAACCTACAAAACCAGAGTGGGAAATCAAAGATAGAACTTATTATTTAAAAGGTAATAAATCACCATTAACTTTAACAATACCAGGAAGGCACACAAGAAAACATGCTTTGCTATATTTTGATGAAAAAACTGGAAAACAAAGAGAGATTAGATATGCAACTAATCAAGATTCACCTTTAGTAGACGAACAAAAAGGAGAAGCTACAATGGGCCATATAAGATTTTTAAACGGCACATTAATGGTTGCTAAAAATCAACAAAATTTACAAAAGTTATTGTCTTTATATCACCCTTTAAAAGGTAGAATTTATGAAGAGTTTAGTGCTAAAGCAGTAGCTGAAGATGAATTAGATATTTTAGATTTACAAATTGACGCTTTAAATGCAGCACGAGCAATGGATATTGATCACGCAGAAGCTATCCTTAGAGTAGAAAAAGGATCAGCTGTAAATACAATGAGTTCAAAAGAACTTAAAAGAGATTTACTTTTGTTTGCAAAAAATGATCCAGCCTTATTTATTAGCCTAGCTAATGATGAAAATGTTCAGCTTAGAAATTTTGCAATTAGAGCATCTGAATTAAATATAATTATACTATCGCAAGATCAAAGAACCTTTACTTGGGGATCAACTGGTAGAAAATTAATGAATGTTCCTTTTGACGAAAATCCTTACTCAGCGTTTGCGGCTTTCTTAAAAACAGATGAAGGAGTTGAAATCTATAAATCTATAGATAAAAAACTATAAAAACAAGTAATACTATATATAGGCGGTTTCGGCCGCCTTTTTAGTATATAAAAATAAATAAATGGCAGTAAATGTAAACACAGTATATCAAACAGTTTTATTGATATTAAACAAAGAACAAAGAGGCTATATAACTCCTCAAGAGTTCAATGACGTTGCTACGCAAGTCCAACTTGAAATATTTAATAAATATTTTGAAGACTTAAATCAGCAAATACGTGTGCCTCAAACGGATTTAGATTATGCCGACAGAGTGTTAAACATAGATGAAAAGCTTTCAATATTAAAAACATTTGGAACAGCTACATATGATTCTGCCTCAATACCTACAAACCCTTTTTGGGCATTACCTACTACTGATATATATAGTCAAGCTGTAGAATTATATAAATTAGGGACTGTAACTTTTCAGCCTACAAATAAAGAAGCAGTAGAACTACAAAGACTGCAAAGAAATGATTTTTATAATATTCAAAAGTCAAGACTAACAAGATCAACAGAAAATTTTCCTACTTATTTATTAGAGAATAACAGACTTTTTATTAATCCAAGTACTATTACAAATACTACCGGTGTTGTTAATGTAGATTTTATAAGAAAGCCTTTAGACCCAGTTTGGGGTTTTACCGTGGGTAACTTAGGGCAATATATATATGATTTTACTATATTTGATCCTACGGTTTTTCCAAATACAGGATCTAGAAATTTTGAATTGGATGCCTCTGAACAAACTAATATAATATTAAAAATATTACAATACTCTGGAGTTATTATAAATGACCCTACAGTAATACAGGTTGCTTCACAAAAAGTGCAGCAAGAAGAAATGAACGAAAAAAGCTAATACGACATGCCTATACCTAATGGTGGTTTAATAACCGAAACAAATCAACAATATTACGAAGGCGCTCAAGGTTTTGTGTCTCAGACAGGTGCGGTGGGAGAATTTTTTAACGCTACGTTTAATACGGATTTAATATTTGGGTCTTTTGATCCTAATGCTGTTAATTATGCTTTAAATAATTTTAAGGTCTATACAAGCGCTACAGGACTTCCTGGGACATACACTGAGTATGTTTTAGCATATACTGTAATAGGAAATAGAATAACTTTTACTGCAGCGCTTACAGCTGGAACCTATATTGTTATTCAGTTAAAAATATTAACCGGTGGAAAGTATGGTCAAACCGATGCTGAAAAAGCTTTTGGTCAAATAGTAGAAGATAACTATCAAAGCTATGCTTATAATACTTTAGGTGATGCAATAAACAATTTTTTAATTGCATACGTTGGTGCTGGAAAATTAATACCTAGCGTAAAAAGAACGGATGTAATATTTCATGCAAAGCGGGGCCTTCAAGAGTTTAGCTATGATACTTTAAAAAGTATTAAATCCGCAGAGCTAAGTATAAATCCAAGCTTAAATGTTATTTTACCTCAAGACTACGTAAATTATGTTGGCGTTTCGTGGATTGATCAATTAGGTGTTAAAAGACCAATATATCCAGCTAACAATTTAACTATAAGTCCTTTTAGTACTCCTGTGCAAGATGAGGCTGGCGTACCTACAAATGACAATTTTGGGGACAACATTGAAGGCACTTCCCTTACGGAGGAAAGATGGAAAAGAGCTAATGATAATTTAATAAATGGCCAAATAGGTAATAACGTAGATGAGCTTATTAACTTTCAAAATGCATATGGGTTTGAAGGTAGCTGGAACTGGGGTAGACAATATGGCCTTGATCCTCAAACTTCTCAAGCAAATGGATGGTTTAATATAAACGAAAGAGAAGGTAAGATGTCTTTTTCCAGCAACTTAAGTAATAAGCTTATTGTATTAGAATATATTTCCGATGGACTAGCGTATGATTTAGATACTAGAATACCTAAAATGGCAGAAGAAGCTTTATATGCTTATTTAAATTATGCTATATTATCTTCAAGAATAAATCAACCAGAATATATAATACAAAGACTTAAAAAAGAAAAAAGAGCAACGCTTAGAAATACAAAAATTAGATTATCAAACATAAAACTTGAAGAAATAGTTCAAGTAATGAGAGGAAAATCTAAATGGATTAAACACTAAAATTAAATGGCACAAGCAAAAAATAATTTTTTAAGATCTAAAATGAATAAGGATCTAGATGCTAGAATATTGCCTAAAGGTGAATATAGAAATGCTTTAAACGTTCAAATCAGTAGATCTGAAAGTGATTCTGTGGGTGCATTAGAAAATATTTTAGGAAATAGTAATCTTGCAACTTTTCAAGCGGGATCACAATCAATAGGATATTTTGCAGACGACTCATCTTCTAGGGTATATGTTTTTGTAACAAATTACTTAGACGATAATAATCCAGGACCTCAGTATGATCCTTCTAAAACGCACGGCATATATTCTTATAACACTTTAAATGGCCAAAGTACTTTACTTGTTTCTGGTCCATTTTTAAATTTTTCACAATCTAATCCTATTTATGGAGTTAATCTTTTAGAAAATTTATTATTTTGGACAGACAATAGAAATCAACCAAGAAAAATAAATGTAGCAATAGCTTCTGAAACCCCAGGATATTACACAAAAGAAGAGCAAATATCAGTAGCTAAAAACTTTCCATATCAAGCTATGCAGCTTTGGCAAGAAAGTCAACTAGGCACCTCCCCCTCTGAAAAAGAATATGAAACAACTATGTACGATGTTTCTTCTAAATTTTATCCTGACGGAGGAGAAGCTTTAACCAATGGTGCAGTGTCAGCTTTAACAATTTTTCCAATAGATAATATAATTGGCTCTATACCAGTTAATTCAATAGTTACTGGGCCCGGCGTAATAGCCGGCACTACAGTTGTTGAATACGTTGCGCCAAACCTAGAGGTTAATTTTGCTCAAACTTTAAATAATAATAGTGAATTAGTTTTTAATGCTAATCCTTATTATGAATCTACGTTCAATGGAGACCCTAGTTATTTAGAAGACAGGTTTGTAAGATTTTCTTATAGGTTTAGATATGATGACGGAGAGTATTCAGTTTTTGCTCCATTTACTCAAATAACTTTTATACCAAAGCAAGATGGTTATTTTATGCAAAAAACACCTGCAGCTACAGGGATTGAAGAAGACGACGAAGAAGCAGCTTACAGAACAACAATTGTTGAATTTGTGGAAAATAAAGTAGATAAAATACTTTTAAAAATTCCATTTGAAAATAATGTTACTAATACTTCACTTCAAAGTGATTTAAAAGTTACGGAAATTGACATACTTTACAAAGAAGCTGACCAGCTAGCAGTTAAAGTTGTAGACACAATACCTATTCAAGCAGTAACAAATCAATCAGGAACTTGCAACGTAAACGGAGCTTTTACGGCAGTTAGGGCTATTATAGTTGGAAGTATTGCAGGAGGCATACAGCCAGGAAGTATTGTAAATGGTGATGGAATTGTTGACGGAACAACTGTAGTGAGTTTTGATCAAGATACTTCTACTATAACCATGAGTGTTGCTCAAACTCTTTCTAATTTAACATTACTTACAATTGGAGAGCCAAGCTTTTTTGTATACAACTATCAGTCTAAAAAACCTTATAAAACTTTACCTGAAAGCGAAATAGTAAGAGTATTTGATAAAGTACCAGTTAAAGCTTTTGGCCAAGAAATAATAAGCAATAGAGTTGTTTACTCTAATTTTCAAGATAAGCACACACCACCGGCAACATTAGATTATAATGTTAACGCGTCTCCTAAAGCCAACTTTAGCTTAAAGGGAGGAACTGTTGATGTTAATGGCACTTTTACTAATGTGTCTACTATAAATTACACAAATGTAACAGGTAACGTTTTTACCGGATCTTTTGTTTCTTCAAATTCTACAGGCGCTATAATTCCAGTAAACACAACTGTTATTGCTTTTGATCCTTCAAACTTAGCAATGACTTTTTCAAATAATGTTACATTAGCTTCCGGGGATATATTAATATTTACTGCTAATTCTGATGTAGAAGCTAACGTTAGCAAGATTGAATATCCTAATCATTCTTTAAAAGAAAATAGAAATTACCAAGTCGGTATTGTATTGTCTGATAAATTCGGAAGGCAGTCTTCTGTTATACTTTCAAACAGTTTAGCTAGTTCAGTTGTTGATGGACAAGATTACATAGGATCTACAATATTTTCGCCATATAGATCAGCTGGTGTAGTCCCAGCGGAATGGCCGGGTGATTCTTTAAAAGTATTATTTAATAGTCCCATATCTCCATCAAACAACGATGCAATAACTGGTTGGCCTGGAATTTATAACGGCGAAGCTAGTAGCCCTAAATATAATCCATTAGGATGGCATTCTTTTAAAATTGTAGTTAAACAAACAGAACAAGAATATTACAATGTATACCTTCCCGGTGTAATGGCAGCTTATCCTGAAAACAATACATTAGAATTAGGCAAAACTTCTCATACAGTTTTATTTAATGACAATATAAATAAAGTTCCTAGGGATTTAAACGAGGTTGGACCTTTACAAAGGTTATTTAGAAGCTCTGAAGAATTGTTTGGTAGAGTTGAAAATTTAAACGCATCAACAGTCACAGCTGATAAAAATAAACAATACTATCCAGGAAGAAGCTCTGAAGTAGTTAGTTCAATAGCAGGCATGGATGATTTGTTTGGATTAAATCCGCTTTCGGTAGGGTATCCTGTTGCAGGATATAAAGAATTTTATCTTTACGAATCAGATCCTTTAATAGGCAGAATATCAACAACAACTCAATTTGGAGTAATTGCTACAGTTGTTGAAGCTACTGTAGATGGGGTTGTTAGTAATAACATTGATATTATTGTGGATGGTTTTTCTAGTGATCCATTATTACAACCAAAACCTGGCGACATAGTTACTGGATCAGGTATATTGGCAGACACTTCAGTTGTTAATTTTACTCCTGGTACTTTTACTGTTAGAGTTAATCAAGCTCAGACATTAGCGGACGATACATTGCTTTTGTTTTCTCCGCAAGTTGCTCCTATTAATATACAAAACTTAGCAGTTTTTGAAACTAAACCAGTAGAATCTTTATTAGATATATTTTGGGAAACTTCAACCAGTGGACTAATAACTGATTTAAATACAGCTATATTAGATCAATCATTAGGAGGAGCAGATTTAGAAAATTTTGCAACAACTAATTTTACAGAAGCTGCAACTATAGGAACTATTATAACCGACGCTCCTTTTTATTTAACTAATAGCTTTGGCGCCCAAATTGCGCAATCAGATATATTAAGTTTTGAATTGCTTAGCGTAACTAGTGGAACTTCTGAAAACCCGGTAGATAGATTAAATGATTTTGAACTAGATTTGTCTTTAAATAATGGAACCTATCAAATAAAAACTAAAAGTTTATTTTGGTACGGTATCGAACCTGCTCCTAGAACTTTTATTTTTACATTTCAAGCTACAACAACCGATGGGACTCAAAGCTTATTTATTGAAACAGCAAATTTAACAAATATTGTTCCAGAAGTTGAATGTCTTGCTGATGGTACAACTATTGTTACTGATATAATTGATACTTTTGTAACACAAATAAAAGGCTATAATGGATCTGCTTATAAAAACGCTACTGGTCAAAACCCAGCTGTTGCAAATTTAGCGGGGCAAGATTTAGTATGGGAAATGATTCAAAAAGATTCCGCTGGAACAGTTTTAGCAGACGGACTTGGACCTTTTACAGCCACTCCTTTTATACCGGCAGAAGGAACAGATGGATTTGCATATATAAATATAACCAAAAATACTGTTACCGCGGGTAATTTTTCAATAGAAATAATATTGAAAGATGCTCAAGGAGAAGTTGAAGCAGGCTCGTTATCAACAAGCGCAGCAAGTTGTACTTTTAATGTTGAAATTGATGCACCTTGTGTTGATGGTTGCCCGGTTTTTGTTTTAACTAATAATCCAGGCAACATTATTGATGCAACTGCTGTATTTAATGGTGTTATAGGTGGAAGTTTTGTGGATAATGATCAAGAATTTGAAATTGAAGGTATAGCTTTAACTAATCCTACTTTAAATATATATAGTTATTGTACTCAAGAGGCTGTTGGAAATATACAAGCCGGGGATTTAGGAGCATCCGGATTAGATGGATCTTCTAAAGTACAAGCTTTCATAAATAACGTATGGGTTAACGCGGGAAGCATACAATATTATAAAACTGGAGGAAATTTTACTGGCGAAATAAAAATGAGAGGACCGCAATTAATTGACTTTTCCACTATACCTGTTAAAACTCAATTAAGATTTTTTACTGGAAAAAAACAAATAGGTTACACAAATCAAGCTGGAACTCGCTGTGATGCAATTTTTAATTACAAGCATATATTTAGTTTTTCTAGAGCGATTGGAGCACCAATAGAACTTTTTCCACCGCCAGGGCTTTTTCAGGTTAGTGTGTGCTATGCACCATGTACACCTCCTTTCCAGCAATGCGTTAGCCCTTTATGTCCTACAACCGTTGCGGGTTATGCGCCTTTTGTAGAAACTGGCATTCAACCTTCAGGAATTAGCGGTGGTGGCAACTCCTGCGGGAATGGACCATCACAACCTTACTGCGTTTAAAGATATGTTAATACCAATAAAAACAAGTAATAATTACCTATGGGAGCAGTAGTAGAAGTAAAATATTTTAACACTTTTATATTAAAAAAGACTATAAGCAATCCACCTGAAAAAGCAGTGTGGAATGGCTCATTTGGTATACCTCAAACTATTGGCGGTTATAGCAGACCAGGGTCTGACTTAACAGACTTTGGGAATTGGGCAATAGAAGAATCTAGAATTAGAGGGGGTTATAATAATACAACCGTAGATTTTGGTGTAAAAGCTTATTTAGTTGAAGATGAACCTAATGCTTCCAACAGAATAAATTCATTAATATACTCTGGTATATTTAATTCTAGAACAGGTATAAATAGAACTAATGTATTTTCAATAGGAGAAAATATAACTAAATCAGTAGACCCAGCAAATGGCTCAATACAAAAACTTTATGCTGAAGACAACAGATTAATTATATTTCAAGAAAGTAAAGTAAGTAGAGCTTTAATAGACAAGGATGCAATTTACACAGCCGAGGGATCAAGCCTTGTAACTGCTTCAAATTTAATCATTGGAGATGTACAGGCGTATGCAGGGGATTATGGAATAAGTACTAATCCGGAAAGCTTTGCTGTTTATGGGTATCAAAAATATTTTTCAGATGCAAATAAAAATGCAATATTAAGACTTTCTATGGACGGTATAACTGAAATATCGGCAGCTGGTATGATTGACTTTTTTAGAGATAATATAAATAAATTTTCAGTTCCTTCATTTCCAGCCAGGCTAATAGGTGGTTATGATATATACAATAAGCAGTATGTTGTGTCTATTCAAAAAAATGTGCTATTACAAGATTTAAGTTATGAAACATTGTCTTGGGACGAAAGGGTTAAAGGATGGATTGGCTTTTTTAATTATCAACCGGATCAAATATTTAATTTAAGAAATCAAACATATAGTCTTAAAAATGCGGGGCTTTGGCAGCATTATACTACAAGACCTACAAGTTTTTATAATACAACTTATCAGTCTTCTATAACTTTTGTTTTAAATCCAGAACCAGAACAAAGTAAATCTTTTGAAACTATTAGTTATGAAGGAACAAATGGCTGGCAAGTAAATAGTATAACTTCAGATCCTGTGGGAGCTGGAGCTAGTTATGAAAACCCAGATGGTACTGGTTGGGTATTTACTCAAGACGATGCGGCTGGCAACATGGAAGCAACTCCGCCAGTTCCAAGTATTAGAAGCTATACCACTGGAGCTTTTGATAACTACGGAAACGAATACCCTGCTGTATTAAATCCACCAATAAACTATGCTGGCTTTAATAGAAAAGAAAATACCTATGTTGCTAATTTAATAAACAACTCTTCAGCGGCAGAAGCTGAGGTTGTTTTTGGTGATTCCATTAGCGGTATTAAAGGTAATTATGTAACAGTTGTTATGCAAACTGATGGAGTAACTGATAATACAGGGGTTAAAGAATTATTCTCTGTTAGTTCAAAATATACAAGAAACAACGGATATGAACAATAAAAAAACAATATTATGCCAATACCATTAATAGCCGCAAGTATAATTGGCGGAGCTGGATCTATAGTTGGGGGTATTTTTGCCGGTCGTGCAGCAAAAAAAGCTACAAGAGCAGCAGAAAGAGAAAAAGCTAGACTTCAAAATAAATTAAATCATCTTGAGGCTAATAGACAAGATGTAATAAATCCTTATGAAGGCATTGAAGATTTAAGTGCTTTAATAAGCAATCCTTTTGCAAACTTATCAGTAGCCACAGGTGCTGCTGAAATGAAAATTGAAGAAGCTGATATATCTTTAGCAAATACACTAGACACTATAAGAGCAACTGGCTCTGGAGCAGGCGGAGCAACCGCTCTAGCTCAAGCCGCTTTAAAATCTAAACAAGGAGTTGCTGCTAGTATTGAACAGCAGGAAAAAACTAATGAAGATAAAAGAGCGCAAGGAGAACAGCAAATGGAACAACGCCAAATGTCTGAAGCACAAAGACTACAACAAGCAGAAGTAGAAGGTAGTGCTTTTGTTTTTGGTCAACAAGAAAAAAGAGAACAACAACAATTAGATAGAACAGCGTCTTTACTAGGCATGGCTGAAACCGTAAGAGCTCAGTCTCAAGCGGACCAAACAAGCGCGACTCTTGGCATGATTGGCGGGGTTACAGATGCTCTTAGCGGAGTTGCAGGTGCTGGCGGATTTGGTGCTGGTTAATATTAAATAAAAAAAATGGAAGACAACAATTTATCTAAAAACCTTTACTTAAGACAATTTAACGAAAGTAACGCCATTGCTTATAGTAAAACATTTGTATCTAGCGCAAGCGATTATAATTTTCAATTATTAGATAACGCTTATAGAAATGCTGGTAAAATATATGCAAAATTAAAAATAGCAGTTGAAACTAATAAGTGCCAATCAGAGCATTGCTCTATGGAATTATCACAATTAAAACAACTAGAAGAAGCTCCTCAAGTTTCTTTAGATTTTTTATCTTCTTTAATGGCAGATTTAGGTATTACAGACGAGCCTAACTTTGATTTAAACAACGATTACAGATACATGGTTGCAAATAGTTTGATGAACGGTAAGCCTGGTTATTCTAAAACAGATGGCTATAACGCTTATTTGGATCTTATGCCTGATGGTTCTCAGCAAATAATTTTTGTGGGCCCTGCTTTTTACATGCCTTTAACTATTAACAGCTCTGCTTTAAATTCATTAGCCGCTTCTGGCACTTCCTTAATTGCATCTACTCCTGACATAAATAAGGACATGCTAAGACTTTTAACTGAGGTTGGTATATTTGCTGCAAATGCGATAAGTGAGAATGGGGAATTAAAACCCGCGGCAAAAATTGTTGATGAGTACGTAATGATAAACACAGATGGCTCAATTGATTACGAGATTATAGACATTGGAAACGGCAAAGGTAGAAACGTGTTTAAGTATGATCTTGATAAAATTGAAAAAAAAGTTACTCCATTTATAAATGCTGAAGTAGCTGGTTTAATGAGCTCTGAGCAAGACGTAATTGCAGCTTGGAACGTTTATATATCTAAAGGCACAAGTGTTGAAGAGGACGCTCAAATGGCTCAGAACGCTAACGCAGGAGCATCTAGTTGGAGCTATGAAATAGATTTACCTTTACAGCAAGACAAAAAAGTTTTATTTGAAACAAAATACAAAGAATACTTTATGAATAATTATCTAAAACAATTTATTACTAACCAATTACCAACGGTTAAAAAAGATGCAGCAGTTTTTGATTTAGCAGAAGCTAAAAAAACAAAGGCTCAAAAGTTTTTAAAAGATAATAATTTAAATTAAATTAAATGAACGAATTAGAAGAATACGCAGCTTCACTACCTTCTCCATTAAATAGAGAGGCAAGAATAAAGCTTATTGAGCAATGGAAAATAGACAATAATTGGGGTGAAGAAAAGCCTCAACCAGCTGAAGATATAACTTACGGGGGAGAAGCCGTAGAAGAAGTTCTTGAAGCAGTAAAGACGGAGGGCGATGCAGCGGGTGCAGGTGTGGAGCCAGTGAAAGCAAAAGCACCAGTAGATCCTACGGATTTAGCGCTGGAAGATGGTTCATCGGAATTATTAATACCTGAAGAAGAATCGTTAAAAATAAACGAAAAAGTAAACTCAATTGATTTAAATACTTCTGTAAAAACAAAGCGCTTGGGGGGTAAGTTTTCTCAATCTTTTGATGTAGATATTGTTCCTTACGAAGAACAAAGAATTGAAGCTAAAAATATTCTTAAAGAACAAGGGATAGAATTAAACGAAAAAGCAATTCAAAACAAAATGAGAATTTTGATTCGTTCTAAAGAAGAAGACAATTATAGAGCAAGAGAGCATGATAAGAATGCCCCAGGGTTTTTTAGTCTTGATACTGTTAAAAGAATAAGCTCTACTGCAGGAAACATATTCAGTGGAACTTTAAGAGCGGAAGATTTTGCTAATAAAATAGCTATGAGAGTTTTATATCCAGAGGAGTTAAATGAAATTGAAGGAAAATTTGTTTTTGCTAAAGACGCGTCTAACGAATCAAAAGAAATTAATAATTTTATTGCTAACTCTCCTGTTGGAACACTTAAAGACTTTAGTGAAAAACTAATACTTCCAGCATATAGCAATACAAAAACAATTTTTGAAAACTTAACAGGTGAAAATGTAGATGAATTAGCTTTAGAACTTGCTGACAAAACAGACGAGTACGTAGAAAAATTAGATAAAGAAGTTTTTCAATACGAAATGGGTGTAACAGAAATGTTTAGCGATGCTATAGAACAAGGGGATTTTTCTGGATACATTAGAGCTTTAACTAGAACAACTAAAGAAGCAGCGGCTTCTGCTCCATATATGGCTGTTGCTGCGGTGCCTGGAGGATTAGGGATTATTGGTGTTTCTACAGCAGCCGGAGGAGAATTTAAAGAAAACAGCGAAGCCTCTAAAGCTTACAATGAATTAATAAACTTAAAAATAGTAGACCCAGATTACGATAGTAAAAGAAAAAAGTTAGAAGAAAAAATAAGAAACGGAAAAATAAGTTTACAAAATTTAGCTCATCATTCAGTTGTTGGGATTAGTAATAGTATTTTTGAAAGATGGTCAGGAGGCTTAGCAAGAAACTTTTTCAACACTTTTAAAAGTCAACCAAAAGAAATTATTGAAAAAAACCTTAAACAATATGTTTTAGGCTTTATAAAAGATAGCGGTGGAGAGGGCTTAACAGAAGGAATACAAACAGCAATAGAAAAAGCTTCAAATTTTTTAATCCAAGGAAAAGAAGTTGATTTTAAAGAAGCAATGCAAGAAATCTACGACGCCTCTATAATTGGAACAGTCTCTGGGGCAGGGCCTAGCGGCGCTTCTAATAGTATTAACATACTTAAGACAGGCATAAATAATAATAAACAAAGATCATTAATAAAAGAAGCGGGTGTTAGCAACGCTGTAGAGCTTTTTGAAGGTGATATTATGCCTCAAGGCTTAGATTTTACATCAATACCTAATGGAGGTGTTAAAATAGATGCAGAACTAAATTTGCAGGTTTCTAAAGGTGAAAAAACGATAGAAGAAGCTAATATAGTAAAAGAAAGATACAGAAATATTCAAGGATCTGTAAATAAATTAAAACCTTTAGGCATTAGCATAGAAAATCAACCAGCTATGGTTGACTTAATGATTGAGCAAAAAAATTTAAAAAATACTATAAAACAAGCAGATAATTCTAGTTTAACAAAAGCAGAGTCAGATAGACTTAGTGAAATAGACGCAGAGTTAGGCAACATAATAATAAAAGATAGGTCTGACAAAATAGACAAAGGCGCTAAAACAGCAGCGGCAGACGCCAGTACTGATTATAAAGCTCTTGAGACACAAGAAGAAGTTGATGCAGCTATAGCTGAGCTAGTGGAAGATGGTGGTGTGATAGATGAAAAAAACTCTGATAACTACGGTACTTTTGTAGTTATAGAACAAGGAAAAGGTAAACCTGATAAAAGAGTTATAATAATAAACAAACAAGTAACTAGAGAAGATGCTTCTTTAGGTGTTCTTAGTAGAGGTGGTCATGAAGTTGGTCATGCTATATTATATGAAACTTTTAAAAAAGATCCAAATCTTGCTGTAAAACTAGGTAAAGATGTAATCGGAGAGCTTACGTCAAATCCTAACGTGAAAATGACACCAGCATTTCAATCTCAATTAGATCAATACATTAACGATGATAAAATATCTGAAGCTGACACGATGGAAGAAGCTATCGTTCTTATTAGTAATGGTATAAGCGAAGGTAATATTACTATAAACGAAACAACAGCTATGAAAATAGGTGATTTCATACGTAGAACGTTAAGCGCTATGGGTATGAATGTTAAATTTAAAGATGGCAAGAGTGTTTTAAATTTTGTTAGAGACTACACAGATAGTGTTCATAGAAATTCCGGTCTATCTAAGGGTTTAAAAAAAGCAGCGGCTAAAGGAGCTAAGATAGATGTAAAAGTTCCAACAGATATAGAAGCTGAGGTTACAAATGTCGTAGCTAAAGAAAGTAAAAGAGACACAGGCGCTATAGCTTCTACTAAAGTTCAAGAAATATACGATACACAAGGTGAAGCTGGAGCTTTTGACATTATAAAACAATTTAAGCCCATAGTAAGTAGAATAGTAGAAAAAAGAAGTGAAGCACCTAACTTTGATCGTCAACTTTTAACAGACGAAATTGAAACAGGTAAGCGTGGAATATTTGATTTAATAAAAGAATACAATCCAGAATCAAGCGTGCCCTTAGCTGCTTATATAAATAAGTTTTTACCAGCTAGAGCTATTGAAGCTTCTCAAAGAGTTTTAGGTGAAGAGTTTACCGTGGACGTTACAGAAGCTAAAGGCGTAATGGCTGAGGAGGTTGAAAATGAAGTTGCTACAAAGACTACTAAAAGAAAAATAAAACCTAGCTCACTCATATCTAATGATGCTGTAAGTAAGATCAAAGAACAAATACAGGAAAAGATTGAAGGCATCGATCCTAAAAATTTAACGTTTAAAAAACTTGGTGACTTAGCTCCTGAAATTATTGCAGCTGAAATTGGTATACCAGTTAAAAAACTTACTGTACCCGCTGCTAATTTATCAAAAGGCGATGCAACAGCTATTCAACAATTTGTCAATAAGAACGCCGATAAATTATTAAAGATATTACCACAAGGCGCAGTAGTGGAAGCTGCAACAGAGAAGCTCTTAGGCACCTCCACAGGCGTGCCAAAAGGATTGCTTGACGCATTTTATACTAAAAAAGCTAGACTTAGTAAAGGCGCTGGGCTTGCTCCGTTTGTTTTAAATAAAGGAATAAACAAGGCACAATTTTTAGAAGCGTTTGGTATTGTCAAAGGTAAGAAAGCTGAAGGGTTTGACGCTAGATCTTCTCAAGCCCAGGCTTTAAAAGGTATAGCTGGCTTGTACGGTAAATTAGTTACAAATGAAATTGTAAGATCTGACACAGATTTAAGCTTAGAAGCTAAGCAAAATGTTGCGGCCGGCAAGAATAAAGCTATGGCTAGTAAAAGGCTTGATTTTAATACCGCTAGAGAAATATCAAAGAAACCATACGAAGTTAAGCTTACTAAAAAAATTGACACTAGAACAACTTCTAGAGGAAAAGAAGTTAAAATAAAAGTAACAGATTTAGAATCTAAAGAAATGCAAGAGTTTACGTCTGTTGTAAATGATTTTCTTGAAACAAATCCTATTTATGGGCCTTATCTTAGACAAGGTTACACTGGCACAAAGCAAACCCATACTTATGGCTTAGTGTCTATTTTTGATAAGTATGTACCAGGTTTTAAAGACGCTAAAAAACTTATAACAAGGCTTGCGTATTCTAAATCTAGATTTCAATCTAAAAAAACAATAGACAAAGCTATACCTACTTTAAAAGCAGATAACAAAGCAAGAATGGATATGCTTAAAAATATGGCTTTAGACATTGAAGCGTTTTTAGCTATTGAAGGGAATAAAGATAAAGCTTATGTTTTTGAACAATTTTTTAAAGATGGATCAAGAGATCAAAACCACCCTTTAAGGTACTTAATACCTCTTAAGTTTGCAACAGTAAATCCTTTAAATTTAAGTTTAAATGTAAACGAAGAAGTTACTGAAGAGCATACTAGTCCAGTCGTTGGAATTGGAAGACTAATAATGGATGCTGCAAAAAATGGAAATGTTGAACAGGTGTTTGCAGAAGTAATTGAACCCTCTGCGGCTCAAGGCGGATTGCTAAGAAGCATAGACGAAAACATGTCTTCTGCTTTAAAGCAAGATCAAGCTAATGAGTTTTACGAAACAGTACTTCAGCTAAATAAAGAAGGTAAGTTAGATTCTGTAAATGAAGCTCTTTGGTATATTAGATACTCAATAGAAAACGACGTAAATCCTTTTTCTTTAATGCTTCTTGAAAAAGGAATTACAGTTGGAGAATATTTTTTAGGTAAATCTGAAATTTCAAAAGTAGGTTTAATTGAAACTCAAGCAATAGCTAATGATCTTATAAACCAAGTGCTGACAGGTAAAATTACTCAAAAGCAAGCTAAAAAACAATTTAAAATACAACAAACACAATTACTGCCTGGCAAAGTAGCAGCGTCAAAACGTAATAGCGGTTTAATACCTAATGCTATAAAGTATGATAAGCCTATAACTGTTCAAACAGCTATTAATGCTTTAGAAAAAACAGATAAAGCTTTAGGTAATGCAAGAAAACTGGATGCTCCTGTTAAAAAAATTAGAGTATTTGACTTTGATGATACATTGGCAAAATCAAAAAGCATGGTTATTGTTAATATGCCTGATGGTTCTATTAATCAAATAAACGCAACTCAATTTGCACAACAAGCAGCAAGCTTAGAATCTGAAGGCGCTGAGTTTGATTTTTCTGAATTTAGCAAAGTAGTTGAAGGAAAAAAAGGACCTTTGTTTGATGTTGCTAAAAAAATAGCGGATGCTCGTGGAACTGAAGATGTTTTTATACTTACCGCAAGACCTCAAGGTGCTGACGGCCCTATAAAAGCTTTTATGGAAGCTAACGGCATAAATATACCTTTAAAAAATATAACAGGTTTAGGTGATGGTACAGCTCAAGCAAAAGCCGGATGGATTATGGGCAAGGCAGCTGAAGGCTATAATGATTTTTATTTTGCAGATGATGCCGTTAAAAACGTGCAAGCGGTTAAAGATGTACTTGGGCAAATAGACGTTAAATCTAAAGTTCAATTAG